AGCGTCCTGCCATGCTGATACCCTCCAAGGTTAGCCGCTCGTTGCAGGCGTGGGCGTGCGGCATACTGGCATAGTGTTACCTTTCAGGGTTAGCCGTTCGCGCCAGCCGCCAACATAGCGCCGGCAATCTATTCGTCTTCGGCACGCGCTTGCTCATAGCCGGGCGAGAACACGTCCCACCCTAGCCTGTGCCACGCTAGCGCGTCGATAAGTTCGATCTGGCAGGAGGGCACGCCAGTCATGGCGGCGTAGTATTCTGCAAACGCGCCTTCGCCGCAGTCGTCGGGCGGGCGCGTTATGATAGGTATTTCGCCGCTCTGCGCCCGTGGTAGCAAGCCGACCGCATCGTCCATAGCGGCCTCAATAGCCGCGCTTACTTCGTCAGCGTCCATCGGGCCGGTAAGCGTCGGCAAGGGAGCATAGTCCTTGTCCAGCGCCGCCCGCTCGTATTCATCCGGGCGCGATAGCCAACGTAGCTTAGAGACTTCGGCACTGTCAAAGAAGTGCTCTTGTCCCGACTGCCGCGTTTTCGTCTTGCGGCTGCGGGCCGTAAGCCATGAGGAATGCACAAGTTCGCCGTTGTCGTCCGTATAGGTCGAAACGCCGAGTTTATACACTCTCACGATAACCCAAGCGCCATTGCGCTTGAAACTAATCAAGTCGCCGGCAGCGACGAACATGAACCCGCTACCTCTGTCCTCTCTAATCTTTAGTTTGATCTGCGCCGCGACCATTAGCCCGCTCCATATATTATGTGTGTGAACTAATAAAATTCCCCGGCGGAGCAATGTCAAGTATACCTTGGCAACTATACAGCAACTATATAGTAACCTAGACGGGCTACTATACAATTGCTGCAACAGTGCAAGGTGAGCGCGCACACACATTAAACCGAACGCTTAAGCGAGCCGGCAGGGTGTGCCGGGAGCCAAATGTAACGATTGAGTATATGATTATAGAATATCAATCATTTAAGTGCTTGATATTACGGGGCTTTTTCATATTCTATATTCTATGGTGCAAAACACGCTATATATACATAAATTTAGAGTTGTGATGTTTTGATTTTTCTCAGGAATGGGCTCAAGAGTTGCTAAGGTGTTACCGCTTCGCGGTAAAACACTAACACTCTAAAATCGTGTTTACTCTCCGTATCACTTTATAGAATTAGAATATAGAATATTAATAAAGCCTAGTTTTCCGGGCATCTCCGAGTGCCGGCGTTACCAAACCCTTGCCGAACCGTTACTGAACGGCGTTCAATGGTTGCTATAAAAACTCGATTGTGTCAAAATTAGGCCGCGTAGACATAATTTTGACACGCGAACAATTACAGAACCGTTGCCAGTAACCTTTTGGCCACTGTTGGGTGTGTTCTTGTTCTCTAAAGGTTCTAACGTGGCGGCTGACCGCCACAATAAACGCGTCAACAGTTACCAAAAGGTTACTGGTAACTGTTGGTGTGACCAAGTCACACTCGCACGTCTCACGCGTGGGGCGTTGTTACCTTGAAAGGTAACAACGCCTCAGCTTACGACCATCCGTGCCAACGGATATCAAAGTATGGCCCGTTAGCGCCACAGCCGCCTCAGCTTACGACCATCCGTGCCAACGGATATCAAAGTATGGCCCGTTAGCGCCACAGTCGTGGGTGTTCCATGTAGGGAGTAGGTCATGAACCGTTTGGATGCCGACTTGCGAAGTTTATGCCTCCATAGAAGCAACCCTTCGCTTTCCGCTTCCTCTAGGGTGTGAAATGGACCGAGTTTTTCGTCGCCCATTTGCGCCCAGAATTTACGCGTGAACGTTTCCATCGGCGCAACCCCTAGCGGCATTGATGCACTGAACTCCGGGCGTCGCGCTTCAGGATGTAGCGCCTGCCGTCGGGATATGTTCCCTTCACAGTAATTTCGGCGAGCACGCGCGACTGGCGCGCTTTCTTCGCCGCATAGCGATGGATAAGCGCTTCGTTCGCGCCCATGGCGAGTAAGCGTAAGTCGCTCTTGGAAAGCAATCCGTGAGGCATGTTGTCACCATTTGACCTTGTTACGTTGGGGATGTTTCTCTTGGCTCAAAGATTGATCGAAAAGAGCCTAACGCACGGTCGCAACGTGCTAGGTTGCGACCGTGCAATGTTGACCGGGTTTTTGGCGTTGAAACCCGTAAACCGTCGCTAGTTTTCTGTCCTTTCGGGACTAAGGGACGGCGTGCTAGCGGCAATCGATGCAGTCGCGACACGACGCGACCGTTTTCCGCCCCTTCGCCATGGTCTAGCGGGTTCTTAACCCGTTAGTGGCTCACGTCCCTGCTAGCGCCCTATGCTGCGCCGCAGATTTCGCCTGCATTCGCCAAGTATAACCTTGGCGTCTAGCGGCCCGGCGGAGGCTTAGGCGCGCACTCGCAAGATGCGCTGGCCGGGCTAGCTTGTGGGGGTTATCTCGCAGCATGGCGGCTTATTCAGCCGGCGATCATTCTGCAAGGCCTCTACAGCCTAGCGAGGGGGAGTTACCTGTTAGGGTTAGGCCCCCACCCCCATCTGGACTAGGCCCCTCTATAGGGGTCCGGCCTTTGTCAGGGACCCGGTAAATATTTCTGGGAGAAAATACTATTAGTAACCTTTTAGTAACTCTCGTAATATTTGACAAACCTATAAAACCGTACCACCTTCCCACGCAGGCGATCCTCCCTGACGCTAGGCTAGGGGGCGGCGCGAGAGGTTTGACCCCGCCGCTCCCACTTTTCCCGAGCCCCCAACATGGATGACGCTCCAGAAAGCCCAGACAAGCCCACTGCCGAGATCATCCGTTTCAACGGCGTCACCAGACTCGACATCGACCCGGACCTTGTGCTGAAGGATGCCATCGGGAGGTTAGCCGGCGTCGTGATCCTGGGCTACGACAAGCTACTCAGGCTGGTTGATCGCGAAGGCAAATAGCGCTCCGTATTGCGCCTCCCAACGCCGGCTTTGAGGCCCCTACCCCCCTAAATCATGGCCCCGTAGCGGTGCCGCACTTCCACAAGCAATTGAAATCCCTAGCCTGAACACTGATTTGTAATCAGTAGGTCGCGGGTTCGAATCCTGCAACCGGCACCAAAATTTCCAAGCCCCTGCAACAATTTAGCAACCTTTCAGCAACCCACTTGCTACCAGAACAAATTCAGATTATACCCAACTTATACCGACTAATGCACCGAGGTGGCACCGTAGGAGCCCCACGACAATGCCCCGAGCAATCCTCCCCATCACCTTGCAGATGATCCGGCGCGCCAAGCCTGGAGATGAACTCCGCGACGGCGCTTTCCCCGGGCTGTCGCTGCGCGTCTACGCCACGCAAGCAACGTGGACGCTCACCGCTAGAGCTGCCGGCACACGCGTTCGCATCCCTCTAGGGCAGCACCCGCATATATCCATCCCAGACGCCCGAGCGCGGGCCGCTGATAAGCGGGACGAACTACGCCGCTACTCCCCTACCTCGGCCCCCTCCAACGCATCAGTGAGGCCCGAAACTCTGTCTAGCGTGCTAGGATTATATTCCCATACGGCGCGTCAAAACGCTTCGTGGTATGACCAAGAGAAGCGCATCTTGAGCGTGTTCCGTACGCTCTTGAGCGCCCCTTCCCTGTCCCTAACTTTGGCCGAGTTACAGAGAGCTGCCGACGCGCATCCATCTGCATCGAGCGCCGCTGCCGGCGTGCGCTACGTCCGCCCGCTATTAAAGTGGGGGCGTAAGCGCGGGCACTTCGCGCCAACCACTGATGAGCGCGACTTGGAGCAACCTCGCTCTCCCGCGTGCCGGGAGCGCACCTTGACCCGGGTCGAACTCGCAAAGCTCCTCCGTGCGTTAACCTACGCAGGTTACGACGGGGCTGTTCGATGGATGCTGGCGACGGGCGCTCGCCGCGAGGAGGTATGCGGGGCGGCTTGGGGGGAGATTTCGAGCGAGGGAGAGAGGGAAATTTGGACGATACCGGGCTCGCGCCGTAAGAACCGGAGGGCGCTGAGCATACCGCTAAGCAGCTATGCGCGCGACACGCTTGCGCGAGTTACCCCCCAAGAACCTAACGCTGTTATGTTTCAAGGTCCGGCAGGCGGCGCGTTGTGTAATTGGGACCGTTGGCAGAAGCAATGCTTCGAGCGTACGGGCACTTCGGGGTGGCACCGTCACGACCTGCGTAGAACCGTCGCCACCATTGCCGGAGAGGCTGGCGCTGACCCGCACGTTGTTGAGATATTGCTCGGGCACACTGACCCGCATACTCCCTTGGCGAGCACCTACAACAAGTCTCGCTACGTGCCGGAGCATCTGGAAGCGCTGGAGAGCGTCGGCAGATATTTGAGGGAGCTTGAGAATGCCTAGACTATTACTATATAGTTGCTATATAGTTGCTGGTATCTAGTTGTTTTTATTGGGGCTGGCTGTAATATAGTCGGGGTTGAGACTAACTCTCCCGGCTATATTGAGGCGTAGATGCTCCCCGAAAGTCAAGATTTATCACAGACGCTGCGCGACCGCGTTGGCCTCGTTAGTGAGGCGCAGTTCGCCGGCATGATGAACACGTCCGAGTACACGCTCCAATACTGGCGGGCGCACGGCACCGGCCCTCGGTTCGTCAAGTTGGGCCGGGCGATCTATTACCGCCTCAAGGACATTGAGGCGTGGATGGACGTTAACACGCACGAGTCCACGCGGACCACCGGGCCGAACATAACCTCTCGCGACAGCACCGTAGAGGAGTTGGACGAGCTGGTGGAGGCGTTGGAGAGCGGCGCTGTGGCCATGGGCGGCGCGTAACCTTCGTGGGTAACGTGGTTCTCGGGCAAGGAGTGGGGGCATGGAAGTGATCGGCTTGGGTAAACGCAAGGGCGAACCTAAATTGTGTGTCGTCTCTCCGATGCGACGCTCCGACATGGCGGCGTATATGGCGCGGGCGTTCCAGTCCGACGGGGCGATTGTTCTACTTGTCGATATCGAAGGGCATGGGGGCTTCCGGGTGCGGACGGGGGAGCACAATCTCAGCGACAAAGACGTGCGCGAGGCGCTGTGTCTAGCGATCAGCCTTACTTACGCAGAGACCACTGAGGTCGTCGAGAACGTCACGACGCCTCCGGTGGACAAAGATACGCTGGAGTGAGGACTTACCATGAGCGAGAATTTCTCGGACATCCCCCAGTCAATCTCTGAGATTAGGGCGCAGAACGCGATGCACTGGGAACGTCGGATTGCAAATTACGTTGCGCAGACAGGATTCCCCCGAAGCCTATTCCAGTCCGAAGATGGCCGCATTGTCGGAACTTGGATTATGGGCAACGATTACCGCGTCAAATCTGAATACTATGGGGGCTATCCGGCAGGGTATCTCAAGCGCGTGAAAGCGCTTTTCCCGGAAAAGCGACGAGTCCTGCACCTATTCAGCGGGAAAGTCGATTTAAGCGTTTTCCCTGGGGACACTGTCGATATAAACCCGAAGCTGAAGCCAACATATATCGATGACGCCCAAAAGCTCGAAAGAGTTCCGCTAGAAAAGTACGACCTCGTGCTCGCCGATCCGCCTTACAGCGTCGAGGACTGCGAGCACTACGGGACGAGCATGGTGAAACGAAACACCGTGATGCGCGCGCTACAGCGGCTTCCCGAAGGCGCACATGTGGTTTGGCTCGACCAAGTTCTGCCGATGTATCGCAAGGATTGCTTTGCGCTAGAAGCGACGATCGGCATGTGGAAAAGCACGAATCATCGCTTCCGTGGGGTCTCCATTTTCCGCCGCGCTGATGTGACTCTAAAGACCGAGAAGGTCCCGGCAGGCGTGTCATAGCCCCATGGAGGCTATGGGGCTTGCCTATACCGGGGCGCTCAGTACGCATAGGGCGTTTACGTCCTGAGTTTAAGTCCAGCCAAGAGCTGACACTCTGGGGGAGCGCGGTTGCCGCCTCCCCATATTCATTACGCGGCCCCCGATATAGTGGTGCATTTCCGTGCTTGACGCCATGGCGGCATACTGGAACGCATCTTGCGGATGCGAGGCGTCGCCTTTCTTGTCTGGCTTCGGACGGCTGGTGCCGTCGCGAGTAAAGCCGAACCGATAGCCCCCTTCGCAGCCTCGTACGAGAATGGGGCAGCGCGAGCCGTCGATTAAGACTGCTGCGCCCCCCGCCCGCGCCCCCATGAGCCACGCTTCGACCGCGCTGATACGGCGATCAAGGTCGTTTGTCGGTGCCGGGAACGCGACAAAACCCTCGCTCTCCAGGATATCGAACTCGTTTATTTCGTAGAGACTGCTCTTGTTACGGCCCGAGGGGTCACCGATGATGGCGACGGGCTTGCCTAAATAGCGCTCCTGCATGAGCGCTGGGCGTAGCCCCATGGAGAGGTGCTGCACGAGCCCGGTGTCCTTCGCCGCCACTTCTTCGAGCACAAGAAGTCTACCATAGTGGTCTACCTGGGTGATGACGCTCCACGGATCGCGCCCGAAGTCCTGCCCTACGAGCAGCAACCTGTTGGCGACGGGCTCTAGATTGTCCACCACATGGAACGAGCGCTTGAATGTGGTGCGGTAAACTGCGGTGCCGGACGGATCGTTGCCGTATTGGGCGTGGACATAACGGCGCACGTAGTCCGGGTTGTTGTTGGCGAGTAGCCGGCGGTAGAACCCCCTACCCGTTTCAAGTCGTACTGGGTCGTTTATCGGTAGTTCCAGGGTCTCCTTGTTTTGGTTCAGCCAAGCTAGGTTTTCAGCGTCTGGCTCCATGCCTCCTGGTTGAATGAATATGTCCCACTCTTTAGAGGGGTTTACCATGAAGTCGTGCCAATCGCTACCTTCGGGCGGCATATTGGTGTCGGCTATAACCCCTTTCCATGTGGCATAGGGGTTAGGGTAGCGGCCACAGCGGCCAGACAGTGGCGCGACGAGGTTGACGCTGACTTCGGTGCATTCCGACATCCACGCGCCGGTGAGCTGGCTCGACAGGAGGCGTTGCTGGTCGCGTTCTTCTTCAAGCGGGATGAGCAGCCATTCCGAGTAAACGTCGCCGAACCGGATGTAGACGCACTGTTCCGAGACCTTGTACTCGGCGAGGGGGCCGAGCCAGAACATAATATCTTTCAACACCGTGTTGCGGAGCTGAATAAGCGTCTGCCGGGTAATGGCGAAGCGTGTCCGGCGTAGGCCGTCCGGGCCAGGGACTTGCTCGCATGCCTTTCGGAGCAGTTCGAAGATGCAGGCTAGCGTCTTGCCGGAGCCCACCGGACCAGCGATTAGCCTGCCAAACTTATGGGAGCGCATAAACTTTGCGCCTGTCCTAGGCGGCGTGTAATCAATCTGCATCGTTGGCTACCGCGTCGATTACCTTCGTAGGTAACAGAGTCTTTTCAACCTTCAGATCACTACTCCCCCCGAGATTGATGGTGACGCTGATGCGTTCTTCGCTGTCGCCGCCTGCGCCCGTCGCCTTCTCGCCAATTCTGCCGGCCTTCATGAGCGCCTTGAACACTTCGACTCGCGACGCCAGCGGGTTGGCCTTGTCGCATGCAGCAGCGTGCATGGTGGGGATAAGTTCCTCGACGCTGAGCCCGGCTTTATACTCAGAGCGTTGACCTGTGTTCTCTGTCGAGTTCCACTTGGCGATGGCTTCCTTTAGATAATTTTGAAACCTTGGGGTGCGTTCGAGTCTTCGGAATTGTTCAATAGTAATTCGATGAGTGTTCAGTATAACTTCGAGATCAAAGCTGTCGCAAGCAACTTCCTGAGCTATGGCCCGTAATGTCCGGTCAGCGGACTGTATATCTAAAGGTTGCTGCTTGGTTACATCTGTCATTGTGGTGGTTTCCGGTTTTTACGACTTGTCAAGTATTAACTTATACTATATCCATATGCAATGGCCATAGGCGTACCGCAGACGCACCCGACCCGAGCAGGGTTGAGGGTGGTGACCAACAGCGAGCTTCAAGCTGCTGAACAACAGGCTGCGAGTGAGCGGGACAACGCGTTCAAGGCTCCTGTTGATGACTTGACGCAGCTTGCTGGCTTCATCCGCAATCAGTTCGTGCAGATGCGGCGGCATCGCGACCACATTACTGCTGGCTGGTCACACCGGCTGATTACCGCCGTGCGGACGTTCCAGGGCAACTATTCTCCGACGCAACTCGCGGAGATTAAGAAGTTCGGGGGCTCAGAGGTCTATGCGCGTATTGTCGCTGTCAAATGCCGTGGTGCGAGCAGCCTTCTTCGCGATGTCTATTTGTCTCCTGATCGATCATGGGCGGTGGAGGCTACGCCTGATCCGGCAGTCCCGCCTGAAATTTCCGCCACCATTCACCAATTGGTTAGTACGGAAGTCCAGTCTGCGGTGGCTAGCGGTCAGCAGGTTACCGAGACGCAGATAAGGGATAGGGTATCCCAGCTTGAGAGCGCTGCTCGCGATGCTGCTAAGAAACGCGCTGCTGAGCAGGCTGATCTCGCCACCGATAAGATAGACGAGATACTGACCGACGGTGGTTTCTATCGCGCTATCGCCGATTTCTTGGTGGACCTGCCCATCTTTCCCTACGCCGTAATCAAAGGGCCGACGGTTCGCATCATCCAGACTGTTAAGTGGGAAGGTGGCAGCGCGGTAACGCAGCAGACGCCTCGCCTGTTTTGGGACCGTGTATCGCCGTTTGACATTTATTGGACGCCGGGCGTTTCAAATATCGAGGACGCCAGCATTGTCGAGCGCATCCGTCTTACGCGCGCCGATCTGAACGACCTGCTTGATTTACCCGGCTATGACCACGACGCCATCCGAGGTGTGCTGACTGACTATGCCGACGGCTTGCTGGACACATACGACCAGACTGACTCCGAGCGCGCCAATCTTGAGAACCGGGAAAACCCCTACCTAAACACGAGCGCGGTTATTACTGGCCTTGAGTTTCACGGCAACGTGCAGGGCACCATGCTCCTGCAATATGGGATCGACCCCGAGAGTATCCAAGACCCGCTGCGTGACTACTTCGTGCAGGCGTGGATGGTGGGGCGCTACGTCATCAAGGTGCAGTTGTCGCCCTCCCCGCGCAAGCGCCACCCATACTATGTGACCTCTTTCGAGTGCATGCCGGGAAGCCCTGTCGGCAATGGGCTCCCTGATATTCTCGACGACATTCAGACGGCGTGCAACGCCACGTTGCGTTCGCTCATCAACAATATCAGCATCGCGTCTGGCCCCCAGGTGGTGGTCAATGACGAGCGCATGATGGAGGGTGAGGACAACGACGAGCTGTATCCGTGGAAGCGCTGGCATGTAAAGAACGATCCGTTTGGCAATGCCGCCGCGCAGAAGCCAGTGGATTTCTTTCAGCCGCAGACGCAGGCGCAGGAGCTGTTCGGCGTCTATTCGCAGTTCGCCAATTTGGCGGACGAGCTTAGCGCCATTCCTCGGTATCTTACAGGCGCACAGGCGGGCGCGATCGGACGCACTGCGTCGGGGCTGGCCATGCTCATGGGCAACGCCAGTAAAATCCTCCAGACAGTCGCCGCCAATATCGACCGGGACGTTATCGACCCGGTGCTTCGCGGTCTCCACGATATCCTGATGCTTACGGATACATCCGGCACGCTGACCGGCGACGAGTCCATAAAAGTTATGGGCGTGCAGGTCGCCGTCCAGAAAGAGACGCAGCGCTCGCGTCAGCTTGAGTTCCTTCAGACGACTGCCAACTCCATTGACTTGCAGATCATTGGTCCGAGGGGCCGCGCGGCAGTGCTGCGCAGCGTGGCGCAGACCATCGGTCTTGATGGGCAAGAGATTGTTCCGTCGGACACTGAGCTGGCGGCGCAGCAGAAGGCGGCAGAGGTAGCTGCGCAGAGCGCGGGCGTTCCTGGCCACGCGGGCATAGGCGAGGCCGCTGCACAGGCTCAGGGAGCCCAGGCATCGGGGGCGACAGCGGACGCAGGCCCGCGCACCAACTTGCAACAGTCTCAGCCACGAGTGTCGGGCGGGGTTCACTGAGTTACCCACGTAGGTTACCGGAAGTAGGTAAGGAGAGCGGTTATGGCTAAAGTGACGAAGAAGTCGGCCCCGGCGTTCGCCAAGGGCGGCAACACTAAGATGTTCGGCAAGCAGAATGCCGGCATGGAGAAGCCCGGCATGACTTCGCACGCCACCAGCGGCGAAGGCGGCAAGTTCCCCAAGGGGGGCAAGGGCAAGATGATCGGCAAGCAGTCTGCGCGGCCTCAGTCGCCGGGCAAGACGACGAACGGCTGCTAATAACAGCGCCACTTACCAGTTGTAGTCGAGGAGACTCGCTAGGAGACTCGCTAGGAGACCTGCAATGCAAAATTTTATCGATGTGGACAAGGAGAGCACTACGATTGCTCTCAATCAAATTGTCACCCAGCTCAACTTGCGTGGCAAATACACGGCGGTTTCTGGGAATACGCCGCAGACCCTGACCGGAGCGAATATCTCCGGCGCTGACGATGTTTTCGTGAACATGACGGCGGTGTTGGCTGGCGCGGGCACGTTGAACCTGCCGACGGTGGCCAATCTTCTTGCAGCGCTCACTACGATGCAGGTTGGCGAGACGTTTATCCTGCGCATCATCAACAGTTCCTCCGGGGCGTTTGCCTGGACTGTGACGACTGCGACGGGCTGGACGCTCGCGGGTACGATGACGATTGCGCAGAATACTTGGCGCGAGTTCCTCGTGACCCGAACTGGAACCGCTACGGCGACACTCCAGAGCCTCGGCACCGGCACGTTCTCATAATACTAGGGGCTGGGGGCTTCGTATAAGCACAGAGCCCCTAGTTACCCAACTAGGTAACCACCTAGGTAGTTAGGAGCGCCCTTTAGGAGGGAGTTATGCGGGATAAAAGCTTTGAAATCGGGCCGCAGTGCAAGGTCGCCAAGCGCGAGACGCTTGGGGGCATGTACGACAAGTCTCGCATCGTGGGCGGTCAGCCCTACCAGCGCATGGGTGGCGACTATTCGAAGGTCTCCCACGCCGAGCACGACAAGATGCCCGCTCAGATGGCGCGAAAGGTTCCTGATATTGGCTCAGCGCTCAAGCTTGTGGGCTGGGTCGGCTAAACAACGAGGGTGCCGTGCTTGCGGCGAACCTAACCCCGATATTTGTGCCGCTCGGGGTGCGAAGTGTAAGCGGCCCTTGGAAGATCACTACGGGGGCTAACGTGTCCGTGGTGGCTATCGGCGACTTCACATAACTGGAAGTAGCCGGAGATGGCAGAATGACAGGAGACTAGGATGGTTGCTGCACTTACGACTACTCCCTACGTGAAGCGCCCTACGAATATCGCCGGAGCGGTTGCGCTTACTGACGGTGCCACGATTGCGTGGGACGCGGGCGTTGCGCAGAACGCTAAGGTTACCCTCGGAGGTAACCGCACGATGGCTGCGCCGTCTGGCTTGCAGGACGGTGGCCGGTATAGCCTCCGTATTACGCAGGACGGCACCGGCTCGCGCACCATTATTTGGAATGCGGTGTTTAAGTGGGCGGCGGCGACCGCGCCGGTTCTTACGACGACTGCGGGCGCGGTGGATATCCTGGAGTTCGTGTCTGACGGCACAAATTTGTACCAAGTCAGCAAGACGCAGGCTATCGCCTAATCGGCGTTCTGGCGCGTTACCTACGCGGGTAATACTCGCGTAGGCCCCCTACCCTACCTGGAGGAGTTTGGTCATGGCTACGTCAGTGGAAGAAGAGTTGCAGCAGTTGGTGGCGTCTATTGCTGCGTCAATTAGCGCCGTTGAGACGCGTGTCGGGGCCATGGAGGCGGTACAGGCGGCGCAGGCGCAGGCTCATGAGCAGGCGCAGGCGGCTATGGCCGCTCAGGTCGAGGAGCCCGCGTACGTCCCTTTGGGCCTCGTGCAGCATTTCGCCGACTCGCTGAAGGAGCCGTATCTGCGCGACGCCGCCTTGGCGATATTGCCCAGCGATACGTCAGTCCCGGCGCAGCCCGCTGGCTAATTTTCGGGTGCGTGTTGGCCGCCTTTATTTACGACGTTTACCTACGCAGGTAATTCCTATGTAGGGGTCGCTCTAATAATGGGATGACACTATGGCGCTCTCGCCGGAGGAAATTACAGCCATTGGCAGGGCGTGTGCTGACGCGATGGACGCTAGGTGCCATGCCATACTCAAGAACGAATTTGAGTTGGTTCTTGGCATCGACTGCACCGACGAGGAGGTTCGCGCCGAAGTGCGTAAGGATATGGAATGGCTGCGAGAGTCGCGTACCGGCATCTCGCTAAAAGATGCCGAAGACGATCATATCTTCGTGCGCCGGTTCCGTCACGCGATCTCCAAAGCGGTGTGGCGCGTTGGCTACGCCGTCATCATGGCGGCCCTCGCCGGGCTGATGTGGCTGGCGGGGGTCGGGTGGAAGCCGGAGCTTTTGAAATAGGTAGCTGATGCACTTAGAGCTTTTGAAAATACTGAATGATCTCTCGATGGTCTCCCCCCAACTCTGGGAACAGTTCCTGAAGGAGTTCGATGTCCACACACGCAATATGCTTGAGCGCGTGGTGAAGGCCGATCCAGGCCATGCCCTGGTCGCCCACGGCCATGCGCAGGCAGTTCTACAACTCAACGAGGAGTTCAATTCACTGCGTAAGCGTATCGCGGCGCTCAATAAACAGCCCGCGAAAGTTTAATCCCACCACACACCTGCCCGCACCGCTATCCGCCGACGCCGAAGCCGTGGGGCTACAGGAGATTTACACATGCCGACTGCAAACGCCCCCGCTACTACTCCCGCGCCTGCCCCGGCTACTACAGACCCTGGAGTGCCCCTACAGATTGGGTCCGATGGCTTAGGGGGAGGCCGAGACGAGAGCGTAAAAGTCCCCGCCGCTGTTCGCGCCGCCGCCGCTCGTGCCGAAAAGCTAGCTGCCAACTTGCATACCGGAGACGTTGGTGCGCCAGCCCCTACTCCCGCCCTTACTCCCGCCTCTACTCCCGCCCCTACTCCCGCCCCTACTCCTGCGCCGCAGGTTACCTCTGAAGGTAACACCTCGCCGGACTGGGAGCATTTGTACAAGTCGGACAAGGGACGGTTCGACGAGGCGCAGCGTGCCCGTTTGGCGCTGACTAAGCGCATCTCCGAGCTTGAAAACGTGCTCGCGGTTATGAACACCCAGGTTTCACCCGAGCCTACGCCGAGCGCTCCTGCCCAGGCTGAGCGGTTTATTTCGCCGGAGGAGGTTCAGGAATACGGAGACGAGTTTCTTTCTGTTGTCGGCAAGAAGGCGAAGGAGGAATTACTTCCCGAGCTGGCTAAAGTTCGGCAAGAACTCGATAGTGTTAGAGGCCAACTCAATGGCGTTGGGCGGCACATCGCGCTCAGTGCTAGGGAGCAACTATTCGGGTCGCTGGACAAAGACATTCCCCAGTGGAGAAATATAAACACGAGTAAAGAATTTCTTGACTGGCTGGCCTTGCCAGATGCTTATTCTGGTGCTATAAGACAAAATCTGCTGACCGCCGCCTTTCAACGTAATGATACGTCGAGAGTTGCCGCGTTCTTCAGAGGCTTCATTTCTGATGAGGCGGTCACCACAGCAGCTCCTGCTCCCCAGCCGGTGCCAAGGGTAAACCCCCCGAAGCTCCCGCTTGAGACACTAGCAGCCCCGGGCCGAGCCAAGACAGCGGCGACACCTGATGTCCCCGCCGAGAAGCCGACAATCACCCGCGCCCAGATCAAGCAATTCTACAGCGACGTGCATCACGGGAAGTATTCCGAGCACGACGCTGAGAAGAAGCAGATCGAAGCAGCGATTTTCGCTGCGACGGCGGAAGGGCGCGTTCGGTAACCCTTCTCTTCTTGGAGCCTAAAAAATGGCTATCGGTGCAGGCGCAATGCCTCTGGCGACTGGCGGCACGACGCCGGCAGTCTATCCCGCAGGGTCTGTCGTTCCCGACTACAAGGCTCAGGGCTTTATCCCTGAGATTTGGTCGGGCAAGCTCATTGAAAAGTTCTACGACGCGACGGTGCTCGCGGCGATCAGCAATACCGACTATGAAGGCGAGCTTCAGTCGTTCGGCGATACGGTGCATATTCGCACCAAGCCGACGGTTGTGATCTCGAAGTACAAAATTGGCGGCAATCTTTCGGTTCAGCGACCGGTTGGCGGCTATGTTGACCTTCAGGTCAATCAGGCCAACTACTTCTCGCTGATCATCGACGACATTACCGAGAAGCAGCAGGACATCAACCAGCTCTCTATGTGGGCGGACGACGCGTCCGAACAGATGAAGATAGCGGTTGACCGTGAGGTGCTTCAGAACCTCATGGGAACGCCAGACTCGCTTAATTTGGGGGCCACGGCGGGTAAGATTTCCGGTAATCTCAATCTTGGCGTGACGGGCGCTCCGGTGCAGCTTGTGAGCCGCAACCCGGGCGTTGGCCAAGTTGAGGTGTTGGATATCATCCTGCGCATGGGTCAGGCGCTGGACGAGCAGAACATCCCCGAGACTGGCCGGTGGATCATCCTGCCGACGTGGGCGGCGGCGCAGATTAAGCGTTCCGAGCTGCGTCAGGTCTACTTGTCCGGCGATGGCATTACGCCTCTGCGTAATGGCAAGCTGGGCATGATCGACCGCTTCACAATCTATGTCAGCAATCTCTTGCCCTCGGGCACGGCTGGCACGCAAATTCCTGGGCAGGCGCTATCGCTTGCGGCGGGCGAGTTTGCTGTCTTCGCCGGCCACTCGCACGGCCTGACGTTCGCCTCGCAGCTCACCAACATGGAGACGCTGCGCAGCGAGTTCACCTTCGGCAACATCCTCCGTGGCCTCCAGATTTATGGCTACAATACGGTCGATGGCAAGGCGCTCTCACAGGCTGTTATCGCGCAGGGCGGCGCGTAAGAGTTACCTTCGTAGGTAACGTAATCGAGTAACCCCCTCGGGCTACGGCCCGGGGGTTCTTGCTGGGGGCGTAGATGACGCTGAGCACGGTGAGCGATTACACGGCGCAGGCGCGGTCCCAATTGCAGGACTTGGTGGCCCCGTATCGCTATGATGATGCGTCACTCTTAACTGCGCTCAACATCTGCTGGCTTGAAATTGCGCGGCTGCGCCCGGACATGGTCCTGAACGCACGCTACAACGATAGTTCGCTAGCCAGTGACCAAACGCAGAACCTCGACGCGCTTGTATTCACTGGTGTGAACCCGAGCGACGTAGTGCCCCTCCCCGTGCAGTTTCGAATGCCGGTGCTCTACTTCATGATCGGCTTCGTGCAGCTCAAGGACAATGAGGACACGCAGGATACGCGCGCGGCTGCGCTGCTCAATAAGTTCGTTTCACAACTGCTCACGGTGGCGGCATGAACGCGAGAGATTATTCTCGGATAATTGACAGTGTCCGGATACGGATACCAAGCGTGCTCGATGGCACGATTAAATTTGAGTTGTTTGCTACTCTTAAAGAGTTCTGCGAGCGGTCGAGTTGTTGGCAGGAGAATATTGAATTTACGACAGCCCCAGGCGTGAAGGATTATTACTTACTTCCGCTGTCGAGGGGGCTTGTTCACAGGCTTATGTGGGTGACGCCCGCCGACCAGCCGGACTTAGTAGTTTCTGCGCGGCTGCGGGAGACGGGCATAGTATCGCTGCTGGACCCCCCGACATCGCCTGTTCAGATGGTCGCTACGGTTGCACTGACGGTCGATGACCCAACGGATCAACACGGGTTTCCTGAGTTTGATGCGTCGCTGATTAAGAGACACCACAACGGCATCGTGGACGGCTTGTTAAGCCGGCTCATGTCGCAGTTGTCGAAGCCCTACTCTTCGGAGAAGGGAGCAATTTATCATGGACGAAGATTCACGGGAGCAATCAACCTAGCGAAGCGAGACGCGCGCGTTGGGAACAAGTTTGCGGGTGCGTCTTGGCGTTTCCCAAAGATGGTCTAACCTACAAGGGTAACTCATGCCTGTCGCGGTTAACCAATCGGGTGAACAGAGCTTCTACGTCGATGGGCGTGAGGCTCCGCTTGGGCGCGTGCGCCAACGTAGTTCAGAGGTTTTATCGTTTTCGATTGACTATTCTGGATGGCTCCCAGTTGACGAGACCATTTTAAGCGTAACATATTTGATTTCCCCGACGACAGTCCCCCCCTTGCAGGAGTCGAACCCTTCGATTCCTGGAGGCGACAAGGCACTCTTTCAGCTCAGCGGCGGGCTTGAAAATACTGCTTACTCGGTGTTGGTCACTATCTCGACGAGTGGCGGCCAGACGAAGGCTGACGAAATTCACGTCGTAGTCGGGGTGCCGGACTCTCTTCAGACGATTAACGCGAACAACGCCGCCATATCTGCGGCGACAAGTGCGGATGAGGCGCTGGCTTCTCAGGTTGCGGCGGCAGCGAGCGCGACTGCTGCGGCGACAAGCGCTACTGCGGCAGCGGCTTCTGAGCCTCACGCCCTTCTAGCCATTTCTAAAGCAGCCGAGGCGGCTACGAGTGCGGCGACGGGGGTGACCGCAAAGAACGATGCCCAGACGGCGGCTGCGGCGGCTTTGGTGTCGGAGAACAACGCTGCGGCAAGCGCCTCCGCTGCTCTGGTCTCAGAGAATAACGCCGCCGCCTCCTACAACAGCCTACACAACATCTATTACGGTCCGCTGGCCTCTAACCCCACGACTAGGCCAGACAGCAGCGCCATGCAGACTGGCGACTTGTATTACAATACGACCGTCTTCGAGCTTCGTGTCAGAACAGCGTCGGCGTGGGCGGCCGCCGCACTATCTCCGGCTGGTTTCCTTACCTCTACGAACAATCTATCTGACCTCGCGAATGCGGCGAATGCTCGGACGAACTTGGGTTTATCGGCTGTAGCCGCCTCGGGAGACGCCTCTCACTTGGGTACGGGCACGCTACCCGCCGCACGTCTCCCCGACCCTTCAGCGGCTACTTTAGGAGGCGTCAAGAGCCTTGCGGCTGCGGCGAATAAATGGATTAACTCGATTGGAGTTGATGGGCTTCCGACTGCTACTCGCCCCGCTACGGCTGACTTATCGGATGCCGGCCAAGCGAATGGTGCGGCGACGCTTGATGGCTCTGGGAAAGTTCCCGTTTTACAGTTACCTGCTTCTGTAGTTGGAAACGTCTCTCATCAAGGGACATGGAATGCCAACACAAACACCCCGACAATACCAGCGGCATCGTCAGCAAACAAAGGCTATTATTACAAAGTCAGCGTCACTGGATCGACGAACATCGACGGCATCGCTGATTGGAAAATCGACGATTGGATCGTTTCAAACGGAACGACATGGGACAAGATTGACAATCAAGGACTCAGTGCAACTGGCGCGCTGCGTTTCGACGTGGCGCAGACTTTGAACGAGTCACAAAGAAGTCAGGCGCGCGCCAATCTCTATGCCGCTCCGGCGAACGGCGTCTTTTACAAGAAAGACGTTTATAGCTGCGCATTCGTCAAGACCGGCGCTGGAACCGTCAGCATCAAGGCTGGCTCAATCATCGACGCCGCTGGTGTAATTTTGACCTGGGCGGCCGACACTGCGGTCACCATGCCATCGCTAACGGGCGGAACGGATTATGCGATCTATGCCTGCGCGGATGGAGCGCTTGTCGCGAGTTCAAGTTTCACCGCGCCAGCCGGCTACACGACTGCAAATTCCCGCCAGATTGGCGGCTTCCATTATGCACCAGGGGGTAACGCGACGGCTAATTCAGGCGGTGATACGACGCCGGCAATCAATCAATATTCGCTGTGGGACTTGAAGTGGCGGCCTGCATGTTTAGACCCTCGAGGAATGACTCTCGTCGCCGGCGGATTTTGGTGCGACATTTATCTCTTGGGCGTCGATCATCAAATCAATGGCACGTCTAAAAATAATGTCACAATCGCCGATGGATCGTCCCCGCCAAAACTTCCCGCCGCATTTGGTGGGAATGGAACGACGACTTATTCTACGTTGACTGTGATCGAAGCGCAGGAAGTGCTGCGTGCATATGGCAAGCGCTTACTCTCCTATGATCAGTTCGCGGCGGCTGCGTTTGGAACGACAGAGGCGATTTCACGAGGCGCCGACGCCGTAACCACCGGCCTCAATACGACC